CCTTGTTTTAAAATTACTTTATAGGAATGTGAATTGAATACATTATGGTTTTTTACATCATATTTAAAATAATACCCATCCTGTAATATAGATCTGTTTATATTGAATATAAGTTCTGTTTTTTCAGTTTTTACATAATAAACTGAACTAATTAAATGATTAGGATGTGTATGTGAAGGATGTTTTGTTTTTCCATTTTGAATAGTTGACCAACTTTGACAAAAAGAAAAACTATTATTAACTTCTAATATATTAGAAACATAATCATCTAAACTTTCTTTAATAAAATTTTTTAATCTTTTTAATTGTTGCAATTCTAACACATCTTTATTTTTAGATAGTTTTAAATTATTTATATCTAAATGATTATTGTATTCTATATTTTTAATAAAATTTAATTCATCATCGTTTACATAAAAACCCTTTTGAATAACAAATATAGGGTAACCTGCAAAAGGTATTATAAATTTATTTTTATTTGAATTCATATCCTAAACACCATATAACTAAACTCTTTCTAACTCCCTCTTTAACGGGATTTACTTTATGCCATAAAAATGATGGAAACACAACTAAAGATCCTTTAGGTAGTATTTCTTTACATTTTAAAAAATTTTTTTTATCGGGATGTTTATTTCTTAAATCAAACTCTAATTCTCCACCTTTATAATCATTTGAATCAGATAAAGAAACTGTCACTGATAATTTTCTAATTTTATCATGATATCCAATATTAACATCTTTACTTTTTCCATAAGGTTTAGGCCAGCTATCGCAATGCCAATCATAATATTGATCTTTTTTATAAGTAGTAATTTGACAAGGTTCACAATAATCCCATTGAAAATTCCAACCAGCTTTTTTATTTGCTTCGTGTACATAAGGTTGTATCTCTTTATAAATCCATTGATCACTTGTCCAAACTATATCTGAATTTCTTTTTTTTAAATTAAATTCTGCACCAGAATTATCATGATCTATGCCGGCTTTTTCACTTTTCATTTGATTACCATATTTTACAATATCATCACAAATACGTTCAGGAATAACTGATTTAAAATAATAGTAAGAATTTATTAAATTCATAATTTTTAATTCCAAGTAATTTTAACATTTTTTATTCTGTACCAACAAGGAATAGTATATCTTTCTCCCTCTGTTATAGTATTTACACCATGTATTATTTGATTTCCTTCAAAGCTTATTAATTTATTTTTTTCTGGTTTAATAATTTCATCACCAACCATTGTTTCTCCACCACTAAAATTATCATTTAAATATAATATACTGGTATAAGGATGAAATGGAAAATCTTTGTGTTTATCTTGAAATTCATTTTTTGGCCATTTAACTATTTCAAAATAATTAATTTCATAATTTTTATTTATGCTTTCAATATGTTTATTTAAAATAAAATAAACATCGTCAATTAAAGAGTTTTTAGGCATTTTCATAAATTGAAGCACCTCTGTTTCTCTATGTTTTTTACTATAAGAATTATCTAAATTAAAATTTTCTTTATGAAAATTAATTAAAGAATTTGATTCTTTATCAGAGATAAAGTTATGTATTTCTTTCATTATACACCACTATGACTTATTAAGAAGATGGTGGTTTATATCCTGTCAATGCTGTTGCTTCTTCTTGTGAAAGTCCTAAATCTAATAATTTTTGATTACCTGTTGCTTTAGATGCTTCTCTAGCTTCTTTTGCTGCAATTTGTTCAGCAGTTGGTGATAAAGTATCTATAAAATTTGTACCATCATATTCAAAACCAATTTTAACTGTGTCATCACAGTCCATCCAAGTACATGAAGAATGAACTGGAAAATCATTTTCTTGAACGTCTATTACTTTATTTTCAGAATCTAATAATGCTCTCATTATGCGTACTCCTCTACTACAACTATTCCAGCACCACCGGAACCACCACCTCTAGTTGTCGGCGGTTGATTAGAGGATGTTCCTCCTCCGCCACCGCCATTTGAACCGTCTTGACCAGTATTTCCCATTACTCCTGAACCACCGCCGCCAAAAAAACTATCACCTCCTTGGCCACCTCTTTGTTCACCTGGGCCAAATTCAGTTCCGCCAGTACCAGGACCACCTCTTAAATTATATGTACCACCAATACCAGATCCGCCACCTACACCAGCAGGTGCAGAAAAACCTCCTGCTTGAAGTCCAGCACCACCGCCAGAAGCTGACAATAAAGAACCAAAAGATGAGGTACTACCTGAACTTTGTCCACCTCCACCAGCTCCAATAGTTACAGTTTCACTTGAAATTGAACTTGCGTCTAAAATTTCAATAGCAGTTCCACCACCACCTCCACCAGATCCTTGTTGGTTAATTTTAGCATTGGGACAGTTTCCACCGCCACCACCACCGCCAGTGCAAATAACTTTAATTGTATTTATTCCAGAAGGTTTATTGTAAGTCCCTGATGAAGTAAATACTTGAATAGATTGTAATCCACCTCCTGCTGCTGCAAAAGATAAAACACCTGATCCGTTTGTTTTTAAAAATTGATCTGCTGATCCATCTGCAGTTGGGTAACTTAAACCATCAAGAACAACTGCCCCTGAACCTTTTGGAGTTATAGCAATACCAATATTAGTATCTCCACCAGATGCAGTAAATGTAGGTTTGTTTCCGGTAGCTGCGTTTGCATAAGTTATTTCGTTAACTGCTGAACTTGTTGCAGTTAATTTAAATAATTCATTTCCATTAGTATCTAAAATAGAAGTACCAATTTTAGGTGATGTTAAAGTTTTGTTTGTTAAAGTTTGTGTTCCTGTAAGAGTTACATCGCCGTCTGAAGTTGAGAATCCTGTATCAAAAACACCTGTGTTTGTTGCAACACCATCTGAATAAAGTATTTTAAATCCTTTTTCTCCTGCTCCCCAAGTGACCGTTGCACCCGAACCAGATATTGCTTTTATTTGAACTGTTGGAGTACCTGAACCATCTGTAGTAGCATTATTAATAATGTAGAAATTTTCCATGTTAACAGGAAGAGTAACAACTTGGTTACCTGTTATAGATCCTGTAAGTTTTATAATTCTGTTTTGAGCTTTACCTGTTAATGCTCCATCAGCTACAAGAAGGTTAGTAGTTTGTGCACCACCTGCAATTGATTGTTCTACATATCCACCAGAAATTTGTTCTACTAGATTTAAGTTTGCGTTAGTTTTTGTTCCCCAAGTACCGGCATTTTCACCGGTTGCCATTAGCTCTATACCGAGCTCTGAAAAAGTTGATGCCATAATTTTTGTCTCCTAAATGTTGTATTTATATATTCTATTAAGCTTTAAGTCAAACATGTTATGCAGGTGTTTTGGTTGTATATCCTGTAGTATTTTTTGGTGTTTTGGTTGTATATCCCGTACTATTTTTAGGTGTTAACGTGTGGTAATATTTTAAAATAATACCAGAATCGTTTAAAGTTGTAGTGGCTGTTTGACCTAAACCACTTAAACTGGCTATGGTTAATTGAGTTGTAGTAAGAGCGCCTACGGTACTTGTAGATGACTGACCAGCTAACAATGCCGGAGTTATATTTTCTATTGTTAAAGATCCTAAAGATGTTGATGCAGAAACACCTGCTATACCAATAATAGGGTTAGATGAAATAGTTATAGCACCTACTGCAGTTTGTGCAGATAAACCTGTTATACCTATTACATCTGCAGGAGATATACTCCCTACTGCACTTGTAGCTGATAGACCAGGTAAACCTACTGAATGATCATCAACTGATAATAAACCTGGACTTGATTGTAAACTTAATCCAGATAATATAAGTGAAACATCTGATTTAGTGCTTAAAGATCCCGCAGCAGTTTGAGCGGATAATCCTGTAAGACCCATTATCTGATCATCTGGACTTAAAGATCCAACACTAGTTGTTGCAGATAAACCGGATAAATTAAATACAGCTGAGTTAACAGTACCCCAACCATTTTCTCCCCAATCTAAAGTACCCCAACCTGGTTGTACTTCTATAAATTCACTTGGTATATTTAAAGATGTAGTTGCTGTTAAACTTGGAAGTATAACATCAATAGCAGATTCTCCCCAGTTTTCAGCACCCCATGTATCAGAACCCCAACCTGTTTCGTTAAAAGATTCTACTGATCCAACTGTAGATGTAATTGATAAACCGGTTAAAGAAACCAGAACTTCGGTTTGAAGACCGTAACTATTTTGACCCCAGGTGGTTCCGGTTTGGTTCCAAGTGTTAGCCATAAGGATTTACTCCCTATGCTATCTGAACGATTGCGTTGCCTGCAGTTTGAGCTGGGAATTGAACTGTGAATGTGCCGCTTGTTACAGTTTTATCTGCACCAAAATTAATTGCACAAACACTTCTGTTTGTTGTGAATCCTGTAACTGCTGTTGAATTATAAATTAAACAACCTCTTGCTGTAAATGAAGCTGAA